GCAAAAGGTAGACGTATCCCTAACCCAGATTATGAAGGAGATGATTAAGATGCCTAAGAATACAAAAGCTAAATATCTTCTTGAAGATATAACCTTTGATCATGAGGAAGCTCATTTAGCTTATACATTAGGTTCCGGTGCTGCTAGTGGTAAAAATAAAGCTTTCCTATTTAAAGGGGAAGATTCAGTAGAAGAAAATTTAGATGAAGAATCTACAGAGTTTTTAAAAGCTATGAAAAAAGAAGGTTCTGAGAAATTACCTGCTAGTGCTTTTGCATATACACCTGATAAAGAAAAACCCTCTACATGGAAATTACGTATAGATGATGAAGACCATACTAGAAGCGCAGTAGCAGCTTTAGGTAAAGGTATGATGGGTAATAAAGTAGAAATACCTTCTAAAGATTTAAAAGCTGTTAAGAGTAAAGTCAGAGCAGCATATAAGAAATTCTATCCAGATAATGAAGTACCAAATGTACTTAAAAGTTTGGAAGAAAATGAATCTGGTTTGATGCTAGATTCGGAACATACCGCCGATTTAGGCATCAATAAAACTAATAAGGAGACTGAAATGTCCGAAATTACAAATGAAGAGCTTATTCAAAAAGCTGCTGAAGCTCAAGTGGAAGAACTACTTAAAGCTAAACAAGAAGAACTACTTAAAGCTGCTAAAGCTGAATGGGAAGCAGAGCAAGCCGCTATCGAATTAACTAAATCACATACAGATATCTTGAAAGGTCTAGATTTTATCGCTGAAGACCAAGTAGAAGCTATTGTAAAAGCTACTGTAGTAGAAGGTGGAGAATCTATCCTTAAAGCTCTTGAAGCTGCTGGTCAAGCTGTTGAACTATCTAAAGCTGCTGAAACTAAAGCTAAAGAAGATTTGAATAAGTTTAAGGAAGACTTCTCTGTTACTGAACAAGTACAAGCTGAAGTTAAAGAGCTATCTTTCGAAGATAAGATGACTGCTGCAGTAGAAAAAGCATTACAAAATAAATAATCTAAATTAATTTTAATATTCTTATAAGGAAAATATATAATGACTAAATTTTCATTCAATGATTCTGTGGTAGTTCTTGGTTCTCTTGATCTTACTGGCTACCCACACGATAGCGTAGAAGTTACTGTAACTCCAACTATGACACAAGGTTCTCTACTTAAAGCTGATGGTACTGAAGCTCTTCAAGCTGAAGCTGCGGATGTTGTAGGTGCTATTGATGACCTAGAATTCCTGAACAAACTACGTTCTGGTGCGGATACAGTACCTGTTGGTTCTAAGGTTTTGGTTTCTGTAGCAAAAAGGGGTTGCATTCTAAACGATAAAGTGCTACAATATAAGGACGGGAGCAAGATTGATGATGCTGGAAAAGCTGCTCTAGCCCCTACTAATAAATTTGCATCTGTCGGTAACGACTCTACTATCGTTTAATATAAAGGAGAACATATACAATGTCAATTAAATCTACTGGTTATTCTTTTCAGGATTTCTCTAAACTAACAGAGCTAGTGCCACGTCTTCCTAAACTTCTTGGTGAACTAGGTCTTTTTGAAGAAAACACTTACCACCGTGGTACTCTTATTGAAGTAGAGCGTGTTGAAGATGGTGTTGATGAGATTCTAGCGCAATCTCGTAATGGAGACCGTAATTTCTCAGGTGGTGAGGTTGCAATTCAAGTACCATTTAAGATCCCTTTCTTCCCTCTTGATTCTAAGCACTTTACTGCTGCTGATATCCAAGATATGCGTGATTTTGTAGAAGACCCTAACATCCCTATGACTATGCAGCGTCGTATGGATCGTGCTCGTGGTCGTCTAGCTCGTTCTCACTCTGTACTTTCAGAGCGTGCACGTTATAAAGCACTTAAAGGTACTTCTTACTCACCTAATGATGCTTCTTGTCAAGTTGTTTACGCTGAGAAATTTGATGTAGTTTCTAAAGTTAAAGCTCAATTTGAAATTGACCTAACAGATGCTAACATTGACCCACGTACTACTATCGAAGCGGAAGCTCGTAAACATATTCAAAAGTACGCTGGTGACCAAGCTGATGCTTACCAAGTAATCGCTCTTTGTGGTTCAACTGCATTCTCTGGTATTGCTAAGCATCCTAAAGTAGAGAAAGCTTATAGTGAATATCCTTCTGCTTCTGAGCCTCTACGTAATCGTCTAGGTGGTAACTTGATTAACCGTTCTTGGGAAACAGAAGGTGTTACTTATATTGAAGATTTTGTTGGACAATCTATGTGGGAAATCGCTGCTGATGAGATTTGGTTCCTACCTCTAGGTATTGTTGATATGTTCCAAACTCACTTCGCACCTGCAGATCTTATAGAGTACGCAAACACTGAAGCTCAAGATATGTATATGTTTGTAGAAGAAACTGCTCGTAAAGCTCAAGTACAAACTGAAACTTCTTTCTTGACAGTAAATACTCGTCCT